GCCGGTTAAGGCACCGTCATAATATACCACGTTATACGTAGACGGGAGTGAGGGTGAAGATGTTACCAGATGTAGTGCGTTTGGAGTACGCAGCGGCATCAGCGTAGCTCAGACATCCGATAATGTTCTTCGATTGCGAGGTTCTTCCGAATGCTTCGATCCTTGGGTCAGCGGCCGCAGCGTTACCGCCAGCGAGACCGATGAGCGCGCGCAAGTGATCGGGTGTTAGCCTATTCTCGAGCAACCTCAGGAGAGGAAAGTGGGAGAGCACTCCATCGGGGTTACGCTCACGACACAGATCTGCGGCGTGAATGAACCCACGAGCGAGGCGTGGGGTAGCGGCCTTGAACGAGGGTTTGGGTAGGGAGGACAATACCTGCTTGTTAAGCCCTTTTGAATAGCTAGAGGCAACAAGTAGGGTTGACACATCCGTACCCGCGAACTCGATCGCGGCCGCTTCAACGGGTGACACGTGTGAAGTGAGGTAGTCACGTGTCGCAAAGCGGGGCCAGTTAGAGGGGACCTTGAAAGGCTCGGCGCGGGGCAAGGTCGGGGTCAGATTCCGGATTCTTCCGTCCGTATTGAAGACGGGAGCAGAGTCGAGGGCGATCTCACCAGCGAGTAATTTGATGAGCCGGCGGGTCCCCACCCCCTTGATGTAACGAAGGGCGGGGGCGAGGACCCGGGGTAGGTCGTGGCAGCCTGACCGGTTGATAAGGGTTCGAGCCCCAGAAATTGCACTGGTTAAGGACTCGAAGGGTTGGAGGGGGTCGAGTGTGGTCCAGTTCCCACACACGAAAGAGGCAACCCCCCTGGCGTAGTACCCGTACGCCTCACGTACGCCGATGCCTACCCGGAGGAATTCAGAGCCGACGTACCCTATAGACTGTTTCGTCGGGTTTAACCTACAGCCGAAGGCCTGGGTATCCCGCAGTATTTTCTCACAGTCACTAAGGGTGTTACAGCGCACATACACGTCGTCTCCCGCGTGGAGGGAAAGAAGTTTGTCGTAGTATGCAGCGCCGCAACTCGCGCGGATGTAAGCGGCGTTCAGGACACTGTTGATGAAGGTAGTCCCGCGGTGCCCGGACATGAGAGTGCCGACGATCCGTTTCCAGTCGCCGCCGACCCGAACCCACATATCGTCGAAGGACCGATTGAGGAGGTCACGGTACCACTCAGGAGCGTTGAACTTTGCGCACAACTCGTCGAAGAGTACCTTCATGCTGACGTTGGAGTGGTGACTGTTGAAGTCATCGTAGTCGAGCATGAGGTTGACTCCACCTCCGCGCTGAGCACCTCGTATTCGCCGACACATGCCGAGGTGGCCACCACCGCCGGGGTCAAGGAGCACGCGTTCATCGCGCCACAGCTTCTGTGTCTGCCCGAGTATCCACGAGAAGGCGAAGTAAGAGTTCGTGTCGCAGGCGAGTATGACGCGAGTCTTTCCATTCTCGAGTTTCTTGCTGGCAGAGACTGTCGTGTGGCCAGACCAGTCGGATACAGGTTCCAGTTCCCGGGCCTCGCTAACTATCCGGCGATAGACTCGAGTGTGAGTGCGGTCCGTGGACGAGATATCGACGTCGAGATCGGCCGTAGATTGGCTGGTCTGCGACCCGTTCACGCACCAGAGCCACCGGGAGGACCACCATTCTTCGAGCGAGGGTAGTGTGCAGTCCCGGCCCGATAATTCAAGGTCGAGTATCGCTCGGATGTGGGGCCGTATCTGGTCAGCGTCTGTCACGATGGTCTTCTTGGCGCACTCAATGGGATCAGTGCGGTAGGCAACGTCCGCGTCGATGTCACATTCGCCGGCCATACGACCCTGGAGCGTCTCAGTCTCCACCATGATCGCCCCCAGCGGAGTGGAGTTGGCACCGAGAGCTTTCAGACAAACAGAGATGCTCTTCCCACTCTTGGGTTCAAGGACGACTTTGACGGCGAAGTCCCACCCGAAAGGGCCAATGCGCGTAGCGAGCCCGAGACCGTAAATGAGCAGGGAACAGAACTGGTCCTCAGACAATAACCCGGCGGTGAGGAGCCCGATCCGCCCAACAACGTGGCCGTGCTTAGCAACGACATAGGAGCGGATAAGGTCGTGTATCTTGACGTTGATCTTGGTCCGTGCGGCGGCTATCGGTTTGGGTGGATAGCACGCCTCCAAGAACTCCGAGTCGTTGAGGAAACGGCCGACGAGGTAGCTCGCGTTCTGCTGTACGTCACCAGACAGGTGACGACCAGCGATAGCGAGCAAGGATGGGTTCGGGCGGGCGTTCTGGACGTAACACAGTGGGATACCAAGACCAGACCGGGCGAGGTCGATAATACTCGACTCGCTGACAGCGATCTGTAGAGGGAAGGGTAGGCAAAGGAGAGAGAGGGCAACAGGTAAGAGGGGGTGGTGGCGCCTAAGCTCGGATATGGAGCCCTGCAGACGCACGAGGTCACGAACGAAGCTTCCGCTGCCATATCCGCGCGGAGCATCGGGAAAAAACCGGAAGATAGACAAGAGATATTCACCGACTGGCCCATAGGCCTGAGCTCGTTCAATGATTAATGGATTCATTGACGCTCGGCCCGTTCAGGTGGGGCAACACCGGGTATGGCGACAGGGGGTGCAGGGGTATCATCATCAGGACCGTCATGGACAATATTCAGGTGGGGAGGGTTTGGTGGTATCGCAACACCACCCCCTCCTGGGACGTTGAGGCCAGCCCGCTGGATGGCCGGGAACCGCACGGGTTCATAGTGGGGGACGGGGGGTCGGGGCGCACCAGTGGGTTCACGTGGCGGGGGCCCTTCGACATCTGCGCCGCCCATAGCACCGCGTACCCAGCCCGCCGAACCGCCGCCAGTATTTTCGTTCCTGCCTTCGTCACGGTCGTGGGGTGCGCGTGACCGTAGGATAGGGGCAGAGGCGAGGGTAGGCATCTCACCGACGTCAGGCCGACCGAACAGCCGAGCACGTGCGGAGGCGGCGGCAAGCTCGCGAGCGGCACGCGTCTTGGCGCGTCTAACAGTGAGGTCAGGGGCGTTCGACTGGCCGACTTGTAGCCCCATAGGCCGGCCGACATGCATAGTGATGTCACAATGCAGGAATTCAAGCGCGGTCGGCACGTGTTCGACGTTCGGGAAACCGTCATCATCGAAAGTGACATGTTTGACATACATGCCGACGGTCCCGGCTAGGTTGAGCAGCTCACCGGGGGCACAGAAGGGGGATTGGCCGCGCACCCAGAGGAGTCGGGTCCAGTCGACGCCGTTCTCAATTCGGTCGCGGACGTCAGGGTATTCCGCGTCGCCGCCGGGGTGGATGATAGCATTAGCATCCAGTTGGCGGACAGATATAGCTCCCAGCCCATTGAGCGGGTGATTGAGCCAGTGGGCGAAGAACCAAGCTGACCGAGGGTTGCGGACGACAGCGTGGTAGCCGGAGAAGGCAGTGTCGCGAGGAGAGGCGGAGACGATGTCCTCCCAGGCAGCATGGGTGCGGGTGGCGTCCCGCCCACCAAAGCTACCACACCCCTCAGCCTCTGCACGTGTCCCGGCAAAGTCGTGAGGAAGCAGGGATGTCGGCTCGATCCAGAAGTATGGAGCGATGGAGGGGAAGGCGAGGTGACGGGAGTTACCATTGAGCAGCTGTGTGAAGGTACAGGCGACCGTGGTGGCGACAGCGGCGTCACCATTGGCCGCGAAGAGGGTGGACAGGTTTGGGATGTAGATGTCCCAGAAGCTGGCGGCATTGGCAACGAACTGTGCGCGATTGCGAAGGCCCATGGCAGGGGTGTATTCGGTCTGGGAGCCTGGCCGGAGGGTTGGGTCGTCGGACGAGGTGCCCAGGTAGAAAGTGGGAAACCAACGACCGTCGTATTCCATGCCCGGGTCGCAGTGGGCGACGAGGGCGGCGGAGGTGAGGGCAAGGGCATCGACGTACGCACTCACCTCGATAGATGAATTTGTCGCGAGGGCGGGGATACCCGCATAAGGCTCGAGACCGTAGTGTATGCCGCCGAACGGAGTGCCGAAGTCTCCGAGCCGTAAGGTGTCGCGTATCAAACCTCCCTCGTCGG